GTAAAGAAGTCAGATAGTTCTTGCTCTACTGAAGGATCTGTAGAAAAGATTCGTAGGTGTACTTCATCTATTTGTTCAACTGTAATCATGCGCCACTAATAAACTTTTTCCATTCAATGGAATTGCGTATCTGCCAATCCCTTGCTTTGATTTGATTCATAATAGATTCAAGGAACTCTACAATACTTTGAATGTAGTTTGCTTTAATCTCTTGTTTATTTAGGTCGTTGTCACCAGACAGAAATTCCTCCATCTCATTCTTGAGTGGTTTGATTCCTTGCCATTGACTCCAACCCAACTCTGTTAATTCATCACGAGTTAATTCGCCACGATAGTAACGAAACTTTTGTTGTCGTAGAGTATTGTAGTCCGCTTTCATCTTGGCAAGTTGTAACTTGTATCGGATGAGATGGTTCAAATATTTGGAATGGAGTTTTGCCGTATTGACGGATTCTTGATCAAGATGATTGTCATCGATGATGCAATCATCGCTCCACATAGTTTGCAATTCTTCTAAAGTCATAATATCTCCAGTTGTATACAGTTAAGTATACCTCAAATCATAATTAAACGCAACTAATTATGCAGCAAATGTATAGTAAGAAAAACGGAAAGTTGCAGATCCAATAAGATAGTTTACATCAGAGTTATTGGATTGGAATGTTACAGTTTCAAGAGCCACTGGGAACAGGTCGTTGAACTGAATAGTTTTAACCGCAGTATTTGTATTGTTCAAAATTTGCAAAGTTGCAGTTGAATAACTTTTTGCAAGTTCAGAAAGAACACCAATTTGATTTGCACTAATAAAATTTACATACTGCGTATAACTTTCAGGGAAACCAAGAGCAACCAACCAGTTGTAAATCGCAATATAGTTTTCCATGTTTTCATCGATCATAAACTTTACCGCAAAGGTATCGTACTGAAGGTGATCACCTGGAAGTGGAATTTGTCTAAATGGTGTAGCCAAAATAGGATCACCAAGAGTCAATCCTGGAAGACTGGCTTCTTGGCAGAAGTATGTCAACTCAGGTAGTTTATCGATAGCAAACTTAAACCCATTCGGTGAGAGTGGATTGATGTTTGCTGGAACTGGACAGGTAAGAATATTTGTGCTCATACATTTATTTAGGAATAAAAAAAGGGAGATCCGAAGACCTCCCTTTAAAACACCGCTTCTTATTGTCGGCTTAATTCATAACCAAGCCGAAAATACGATTACATCAAGTTTGTAACCGCTACACGACGGTAGTAGTAGTTTACATTGGCAGTCAAATCGCCATTGTTACCATTGCTATCCAACTGAACGAATGGGTTTGCAACCATGCCGTAGCGAGTCTTGAAACCAATTTTTGGTTGGAAAGTAGATGGGTCAACTGCACGAACCAATTGCAATGGAACATATGGGCAGTAGAACAAACCAGCGTCAAATGCGGAAGTACCTTTGTAGCCAACAGTAAAGAACTGAGTAGCAGATTGGTTAGCAGCAAATGGATCGACATAAACTTTGTAACGACCATTCAATACACCAGCAAAAGTAGTGCTTGCTTCGTCAACATTTAAGTTAGTTGACAATGCTGGAGCGTAGTCCAAAACACCAGCCATAGCCAAAGCAGAAGCAACATCTGATGAACAGATGATGAAGTTACCTTTACCACGACGAGTTTGTTGAGCAATAGCGTTAGCGTCACGCTCGATTTGGAACAATAGACCTTTGAACTTTTCAACAGACCAACGACCATTTGAGTCAGTGTCTAAGTCGAAAGTACCAGCAGTAGTAGTACCAACTTGTGCACCTGGTTTAGCAGTTACATAGATAGTACGGAGAACTTCACGGTTGATCTCAGCCAAAATCTCAGTAGAGAGAATGTTTGACAATTCGCCTTCAGCGTCAAGACCATGAACTGATTTCAAGTCTTGTGCCAATTCAACAGTGTATTCTGCTTTCAAAGCACGAGTCTTAGCAGTTACGCTAGTCTTCTCGATTGAGAAAGCCATTTCGTTGAAAGTAGAACCAGAACCTAAGTGTTCAGCTGCAGAAGTAGCCAAACCACGACCGATGTCGTAAGTTCCAGATGCTGGGTTGTGACCAGCTGGGCTAGATTGATCGCCAGCGAAACCAGTATCAGCTTCGTTGAACAATGCTTCAGTACCAGACTGAGTAGAGTAGCGTGATTTCATTGCGAAGATCAAGCCAGTTGGTTGAGTCATTGGCTGAACACCGCAAACATCATAAGCGATCATTTGTGGAGCAGCACGACGAACTAGAGAGATCAACACAGGATCGTAACCAGAAACAGTACCAGTAGAATCACCAGCACCACCTAAAGCGATACCAGATCCACCAGCGTTAGCTGCAGTAGTTTCGAACAATGCTTGTTGTTGTTTTACTGACTCACGCTCTTGGTTTTCCAAGAGAACAGCAGTAACTTCTTTACGATAATGATCCTTAATTGGAGCAACTGAATCGTGCTCAAGGATCGGAGCCCACTTCTTAAGAAGGGCTTGGCGGTCTAAATTAGACATGTTTATTTCCTTTTATTATTTGAGGTTATTGAGTGCAGATACATACTTCGCTACGGAAGGATCGATCTTTGTCTCAGTTAGAGTTTCAATTGGGGTATCGCTAACTACTGATTTAACTTCAGAGATAACTTTCTTACCCGCAAAATAATTTTCACGAATAGTCTGCAATTTAGCAGCAAATGTATCGATATCTTCGTAGCTCAACTCTTCAGCCAAAGCTGCGAATTTTTCTACTTCAGTATCAGTCAAACCATCAGCAGCTTCAGCGATAGCGTTTACACGCTTTTGTTCGTTAACAGCTTTTGACAATTCTACATTTGTTTCAACTTGTTCATTTAACTTTGCTTCTAAGGCAGTGATTTGCTCTTGCATATCGCCCAACACATCGAACTTCTCTTCTGGAACTTCGATATAGTGTTCAGCAAACAAGGACTTCATACCTTCGATGAAAGATTCCATGATTTCAGACTTCATACCAGACTCAAGGGCTAACTCATTCTCTTGCACCCACTGCTCGACGATATAGCCGAGATATCCATCAACTTTTTCAACAAGACCCTCTTTGATACTTTCTACTTCTTCTGCTAATTTCTCAGCGTAAGATTCTTCTAAACGAGCAGTTTCTTCAGTAATGCGTGCCATTACAGCTGCTTCGAAAATTGTTGTTGCTTTAGTGCGGAAGTCCTCAGAGAGTTCTTCGCCATTCATTAAAGCATCAATGTCTTCCTTCATACCGCCAAGGTGACTTGCTTCTGGAGCAGTTTCTTTAGCGTTAGCAGGATTAGTTTTCTTTGATGTAGCATTTGCAGCTGCATCTTGATCTTTAACATTGTTACGAGCATTGTTTGGCTCATCGCCATCAACTTCAGTAACACCATCAGAGTAACCAGCAATGTGGCTTGGCTCTTGAGCGGATTTGTTAGCAGTAACCTTGTCGCTAGGACCAGATTGTGCACCCATCTCTTTAACTTCTTCGCTAACTACGCCATTGGCTTTCGCCTTTGACTCAGCTAACATTTCTGCGATTTTTTGTTCGATTGACATCGTTATCTCCTAAACTGGATAAGTTCTATGTTATTATTTATTATTTATCTGATTTTACTCAGGAATGATTGGAAAGCAATCAGCTTTGCTTCCTCTAACTGCTTAGAAGAAGCCTTTCTAATAAACTTCTTTGCTTCCTCGATATTCTTTTCCACAAACTTTCCATCAACGAATGCCCACTCTTTGTTCTCCATAATGCCTCTTACGAATGCATCAGGAGCAGATGGGTCAGCTACAATATCTGCAGCTGTAGACAACATAAAGTCATCTTGAACAATTTGAACACCTTCGTTATTAGTCTTCAGTGATCCCATTGCTCTACTAGACACGCCAAGATTAGCGCCACCATCAAGTAGACCACGAGCGATCATACCCATCGGAGTTTCTAAAATCTTTGCTTTACCTACATAGTTTTTGCCTTCTTTGCGAAGATCAACGATCAAGTGAGATACACGATCCAAGTTAATGGAAGGTGTATCTGGATGACCGAGTTCGCCATAGGCACGATTCTTTTCAACATACTCTTTCATATAACGACCGACTTCACGATCCATAATACCTTCTTGGTACATGCGGTTGTTACGATTTACGAGTTCAGATTGAAGGAAAATACCTTCAATAAAATAATTCTTTTTGCCACCGACTTTTTCTTCAACGATGCAGTTGGTTGTTTCGAAAACTTCTTTGATCAGTTTCATTTTGTTTCCTTAAACTTTATCTGGTGAGCCACTTACATTAGTGTAAGCACCAACACGAGTTTCATCATCGTATGCACCGTAAGTAGCGTACTCAACTTTAGTATCCCAACCTTGGATTTTGCGAAGAGTAATGTAACCAGAGATTGCTTTACTAGCTACGCCATTAGCAATTACAATATTTTGATCATTTTGTTGACCATCAGAAATACCCATTGATGGTAAGTCATAGAACGGAGCATTTTCTGGAGCAGCAACAATAATATTTTTACCATTACGGCTAACAGTAACTTTTGAACCTAATTCACCAGTGCAAATAAAACGAACGATATTTACTTTTGGTGCGTCGCTGTTTCTTGCTTGAGTTGATGCACCAAGGGTACTGATATCAATCGTACCAGTTTCATTACTCACATCTTCAAAGTGAATAATAGTTTCTTGGTTTGTATTTCTTACCGTAGTAAAATTCATTGTTGACATCT